CGTCGTTCGAGACCGCTGGTGGAATCGTTAGAGCTGATGTGTTCATTACTGGCAATGCAGACCAGACACTCAGGCTTAAAACTAATAATTTCTTTGCCGTACTTCCGCTCTGCACGGAGTGTGTCTGACGCCGAGGTCAGTTTTTTCAAAACGTCCATGCGTTTGTTGTAGTTCGATTCGTCCGTGAGGAGCAGAAGACGCTTGCCAATCAGGTTGTACGTTTCAAATTTGTTCTGCTCGATCAGCTCCAAGCTCGATGTGTGGGTGCTATTAAAGCCAGCAAGCGCAATCATGAGCTGCTGCATCGTCGACTTACCGGTTCCACCTGGTCCGACCAAGTGCAGGAAGCGTTCCCCAGAGGTATAGCCGGTCAGAAGGGCTCTGGAGAAAGCTTGGATAAGTTTTGCTTGACCCTTGCGAAGGGAGTCATCCATCCAAGCTAAAAATTTTGGACACTTGCGATCTTGATCCCACTCATAAAGAAGGCGAGAGCGAAAATAAAGCTCTTTATTTTTGCCTGGTTCAAACTCAAAGCTGTCGCTGTCAAGCGCACCGTTCGCAAAAGGTATGTGCTTCCTGCCCTTGCTGAAGATGCTTGTGCGACCACCGTCCAGAGACTTGAGCATCTTTGCTTGGAGCATCGCATAGACACTGTTGACAGTGGAGGATGCGTATTTGGGCAGAACTCCAGCCGACACAAAAGTGTCTAGAGCGTTGACGATGCGCCTCTTGACGTGCATCTCATCTTGCACATACCAGATGCCCGTGTCCTCGTCATAGGTATAAAAGTTGTCGTGGGTACTGTCGTATAAATAATTGTCACCTTGATTTGTTGCAATTATTTCGGCTACGTCGTTCTCTGCAAAAGCTCTTTTTTGCTCAGTAGCGTTCTGCAGATTTACCAATTGAGCTGGTGTCTCTGGGACAGCAGTTTCTTTGTTTGTCATTGTTGTTTTTGTTGATGTTGTTGTGGATTCTTCCGAGGATTTTTCATCGAGAGAGAAATCATCGAAAGTCAAAATAGAATCAAAAGCTTTAGCTCGAGCTTGCTTAACTGATTCCTCGATGTCGCTGGGAACGACGTCTTTGAAGGTGTCGATGTCGACGGATTTGAGCCGTTTCCAGGCTGCAATATCGTCATGCTCCGATGCCATAACGATAGCTGGTCTGATCGCCTCAACATCTCGGATGCTTTCGACGATGCGAGTAAATTTGCCGTCTACCTCCGCTGGGTACGCATAGACAGCATAGAACGCACGGTGTGCTACTGTCAAGGGTGAGATGCGACTCGCAATCCCGTTTTCCCTTAGCCAGTTGGTCCAACCGAGTATTTCTTTGACGGCTCGTGTGACTGCAAGACTTCTGTCGTCAACAGGTTTGCCTTCGAGGATGTCTGAAACAGACCTCGCTAAAAGTTTTTCAAAATCAATCCCGTCCTCCTCAATTTTTATATTTTCAAGTGCATCCGTGACATCAAAACGTTCGCCTTTGGCTTCTTGAGGCAAAGCATGAAAGGCTTTCAAAGCTTCATCAATTTTTTCTTTTGGTATGAATTTATCTGTGATTGTCAGTATTCCCTCTACAGATTTAGTTCCGTAGAAAAGATTCGGAACCTGTGTGGCTCGTATATCCGATCCAGGAATGTCCTTGGAGATTGCCCTAGTAAACCACTGATAAAAATCACCGTCGATGATAGGTTTTTCTAGGCCAAAAACCAGTCTGAATCGAGGCCATGATTCAGAAGTAGAAGGAGAGTCGTAAGCAAGGGAAAGATATTTTTTACAAATGTCTAGTTCTTGAGCTTGTTCCCAAGTAAGTTCTTGTTTTTGAATTTTGTTTCCATTAGTGTCTTTTCCATCAGCCTGATTATCAATATCAATAATTATTAATCCAGCATGGATTATGCCAGTATTATCTTTCACACGCTTTCCTTCAAGCATGTGCCATGCACATAAGCCTTTACGCTGACCTACCTCGTCTGCTATACCTAGAGCATCGAGTTCTACAGCTTCCCAGTTGTTGTTGAAAGATCGAAAGTCACCGCCTGCCTCAATCTTGCCCGTAGCAGCATCTAGTGCACCGACGACTTTGCTGTTTACAGAACAAATGAATTGCATGACGTGATTTGATGTCCTCCCATTCTGCCTTGGATCTAAGCTTTTAACACGCTTCTGACAAAGTTTTAAGACTGAGCAGCCTTAGGTCGTACCTCGTTAAAGAATTTGTCGACTAGAGCTAGCCACGCAAGCTCGTCCTTCTCTACCTCAGACTCACCAAAAGTAAAGACCTGTGTTTGATAGTCATCGATCGGGGTGGACACAATGATCTGCGTCTTATTAATTTTGATACCTAAGCAAGCCTCTGCCGCGAGTTTGTAAGCAGCTAATTGTAGCCGTGTCTTTTTGACTTTAAAAACTCCTGAAATGAGAGCCTTCTTCGTCTTCTCGTCGACGTTTGATTTTTTGTTTGGAAACCGCGCACTGTACGGACCTGCGCTCGTCTTGAAATCAGCTAGCACAATCTCTGCATTGTTATCCATGTAAATCAAATCGCAACATCCTGCATACCCGTGTTTTGTATTTGCGTCGTAATAAAAAATTCTTCCAACACCATCGTCGCCGACATACTTAGACCATTTCGGTTGGTTGTAAGGTCGTTCAGACCATAAGACTCTTCCGCCCTCGAGGATCTCATCCATTCTTTCCGGAACTCCTTTCCAAAAAGGAGCGTACGCTTCCGGAGGTACGACTTTGAGACCACGAATATGATTTTCAGTTGCTTCGTGGATCCATGTTCCCCTTGCTGCTGCGGCGTCTGCTGCGCCAGGGTTCATGATGTTCCAGTGCGCCAGTTTCTGTTGAGTCTTGGCAGACTGGGTGCTGCTTAGAATTGACGTTACAGAGGGCAAGTAATCAGGAACTCCAGGGCATTTGTAATGCCGAAGTCCATTGATAGTTTTACGTGTATCCATGTTTTCTACTTTATTTAATACTAGAACTGAGCTAGCCCGCTGCCTGGACCGTTGCCATCACTGTCGTTTTCATCGATGAAGAACTCACTCTTTTGATACTCAAATTCTTTATTGCGCTGGTCAAGTTCACTTACAAGACAACGACCCGCTGAAAAAGAATCAGCGACTAACTCTGCAATCTCATCCGCTGACCGAGGTTGACCAGCGTGGTCAACGCACTCTTGCAAAAGTTGATGACTCACTAATAGTGAAGCAATGGTGTCTAGCTTCTTATTTGTTTCCTGTTGTGCTTCAATCCACTGACTTAACAAGAGCTGAAGTCTGCCTTTCATTTTTTCATAAAAAAGATTTTGGTCGCTGCCAGCTTACATCGAAATCAATATTTGTCCCTTTATCTGTTGGCTTTGCTTTGTCGTATACCATCCACGCTGATGTTACTGAGTCTTTTGTTTTACTCTGGTCAGCACGAAATATTGGTCTGGGATTTAAAACGATAAGGTTAGATAAAGATTTTTCCAGAAGAAACGCAGATCTCGTCCGTGTCGGTTCAAGAAATGTTAAGCGGTCAAGAATAATAAGACCCCTACTAGCCAGTTCGTAACCAGGTTCGATAATCCACTGTACGTTTTCGCGTACGCCTTGGGTAATCGCCAAGGTCCAATCGAAGTCAGGAAGGTTTTTCCACCAAGAAGCATCGAGGTAATCGGTATCACTGTCGGCTCGAATGCAGTCGGTGTGTCCTAATGAATTTAGTTGAGCCTCCAGCTGGCCGTCTGTATCAAGAGGTAGAACAATCCTGCCTGACACGAGGTTTTTTTCTGTAATAGGATTAATAATATTGTCGGGTACTCTATAGAAGCTCATGGAAAGTGATGATTTACTACAACGCTTACGTGATTATATGACGATGGAACAGGAGTTTTACCATCAAAGATTTATGTCACGCGCACGAAAGATCGATAAAGTAGAGGACTTTGTAGAAATCTTAGACCTGCTTCACTCAAACTACCTAGTTCAAAAAAGGCTTTTTCATAATCTTGCAAAGTCTGTCGCTGATTCTGGAGTTGAACTTCCAGCACTCGGTGATCTACTCAAGTCATAAAAAAACCGCCGAGAGCACGCCGGCGGTTTGATGTGTGTGAGTAGCCTCTAGGTTACACCGAAAGACCTGCAGCTTTCAACGCTTCCTTTTGTTCCTTTGTCAGTTCTTTAGAATTGTCTGACGTGGGTTCTGGAGGCGCTGCTTTTGGATCCCCCGCTCCAGCAGGCAGAGCGCTAAGACCTTCTGCTTTAGCACCTTCTAGTTGAGGGTTCGCTTCGTCAAAAGCTGCTTTGATTTCAGCGTGATCTGTTCCCAGAGGTAGCTCGACCAGATTTGCACCGGAGATATGAGAACGAAGTGCACTTGATACCAAGTCTCCTCCATCGCTCTGGAGCCAATCGTTAATATCTTTGATGAGAGTTTTTTCTTCGTCGTCTTTGACTGGCCGATCAACAAACTCGAGCACGTTGTAATTAACTTTACCAGTGTCTGCGCCGGTCACCGGATCAGTCTGAGTAAAGCTCCTTTGAACGAACTTGGTTTGAGTCACTACCTCCGCAACATTGATGCGGTTGTTGTAAAGGGTTTGGAAATACGAGATGAAGTTTTTCTGACTGCTCTTCCCAGAGATAACAGCAGTTGATACGCATCTACTAGGTAGCAGACGATGAGTAGGGTCCACACCAATAAACGCAACCCTGATGAATTCTTGACGGTTTCGCATGCCGAGGTTCCCATAGAAGGGAGTAAACCCGAGCAGTACAAATGAAATAGGGATTCCATTGTCGTTGGAATCTGTGATTGCTTGATCGGGATCCGTGTCCGACTTCCAGCGACGCTGTTGAAGATCGATACGGAGCGTGTGCGGTGGGACTTGGCAGAGAATTTCATCAGCCGCAAATTGTCCAGCAATAAAGACCATGATTAATCAGAGGGAGAAGTTAATTGAACCAATAGCCGCTGCAGCGACTTGACCTTTTTCGGGGTCAGCTGCTTTCTTGGGCGCGGACTTCGTGCCCTTAGGAAGGTACAGAATCTGATCAACTGCGTAATTCAGATACTGCTTTTCACCTTTTTCGCTTGTGCTAACTCGACCGACAGCGATCGTCGGCGTTCCGTTAGGCAGCTCAGAAAGTTGTTTGGAGTGCTGGTTCCAAGCAGTGAGCTTGAACCAATTCGTTTCTTTGTCGTCAGGGGCTTGCCAGGCGATGGATCGGTTTGTGACAGTTGAGTCACCGACCTCGCTTTCTTCGGACTTCGGACCAAGTCCACCGCATGCCATGAAAGTATTGATGGCAAGGATGTCGCTGAAGTTTTCAGGGGTGACAACCAACATTGGCTGCATCTGAATCACTCCATCCGGCGTGGCTTTGGTGGGACCGATGGCAAGTACTTCTTGCTTTTCGTCAAGGTCCTTAAGGAGTTTGCCAACGTAATGATCCTCTTTTTGGATCAGTTGGACTTTGGTTGAGATTTTTTTGTTTGAGGAAGGCAAAGATTCAGCAATGACGTTGACTTTGCCGTCTTCAACCAGAGCAGAATCTGTGACTCTAAGTCCTAGAAGAAAGACGTTCATCTTTGAGGATTCGGTAAATCGTTGAGCGGTGTACGTTAAGTGCCTTAGCGATTTGCGGAACGCTCGCGCCTTGGCTACGGAATGCTAAAAGCATCTGGAGATCTCCGCCACCAAGTTTTGAATTCTTTTCATGTAAATACTGGTTATGGTATGGGTTTACACACAATGGATTCTTGCATACATTTTTTACTACAGCATCCTTGGTTATGTCTAAGTAACCAAGTATAAGAGGACGCACATAAAATCTTTTACCCAATGTATAAACAGCAGGAACTTTGTTTACGACTGAACCCTCCCAGTCGAAACACTGTTTGTGATCGAAATCATTGAAAGCTAATTTTTCGAACAGTTCACTAAGTCTGTTTTGTTTGGCTTTGCCGTAGCCCAGCTCGAATCTATCTGCTTCTAGGCTCCTAGCAATGTCCAGAGCTTGTGCCTGCGCGTGGGCGGCATCGAATGCTTTGATTGATATTTTTACTTCAGTTTGCGCCTTTGAAACTAAAAGGCTGTACTCCTCAGAAGACATCATTAAATAAGGGTCCGAAGAGTGTACCACCCCTCGAACCCTGAAACGTTTTTAAAGGATAGATCAGGCAAGCTCTCCAAAAAGGTTGCCGACGTTAGGACCGACATTCAGACCACGATCTTTAGCGCGTCTACCCACCTTTAAGATTTCGTCTGTAGAAGCTCCTTTATCAAGCAGAGCTCGAACATCCTTCAAGCCGAAACCTCCCTGGCCGTAAGCAGCGTAATCAAAATCATCAAACCGACCGGCTGCCGGAGTCGTTGGTTCAGGAGTTTGTGCGGGTGAGGAAGCCTGTGTTTCCGCTTCTTTCGCATAAGGATTTGTGAAACCTCTGCCTTCTAAATATGATTCGTAGAAGTCCTTGTATTTTGGACCCACCGTACCTGCGCGATAACCGCCTGCGTAAGGGTCACCACCTTGACCCTTAAATTGCATTTCGTACGCATCGAAGCGATTTTGAATCTGCCCGATTCTGTCTAACTTCGTGTTTTCTCCACCAGGACGGAAGAATGCTTTTGCTTCGAGGAGTCGACGTCCTGCGTCTGCCTGATCGTAGTAAGTTTTATCGTTTGCGAATTGTTGGTTCACAAAACTGCTGTAAGCATCTGCGCCTTCTGATGCAGCCTTTCCGCCAAAAGGAGTGCCCCCAGCAGGTGAGATGACATTTTTATAAGGCTCAAAACCTTCTTTACGAATGTTTCTATATAAGCGGTCAACGTCGAATCCGTAGTCATCTCCCTTCTGGAGATCCTTCACAAGAGGATCGAAGAACTTGTTGTAAGTTTCTTGGTCCTGAATTTTATCTCCAAGGGTTCGAGCTAACAGCTGGTTAGCTTTACCAGCAGCTTCTTGTCTGCTGAGATCCTTGGTGTAATCCATCGTCTCCCGACTAAATTTCACATCCTGCGGAGTGAAAAAGGGCTGCAGTTGAGGAGCTGGTTCGGGCGTGGGTTCAGACGGGGTAGGAGTCGGAGTCTCCTCAGAAGGAGCATTTAATTGATTGCCTTGGCCGAAATTGCTTCCAACAACATTAATATTATTAATACCGCCTTGAGCTCCGCCGAAACCAAGCGTTGCTGTGGTCCCAGTTTGCTGCTGTGGGCGGAAACTTAAAGCACCACCACGACCCTTTCCAGTGTTAGTAAGCTGAAGAAAGGGGTTGAGATTCAGACCGCCCCCGCCGTCTTCATCGTCTTTAAATAATCCAGCCAGGTCGATTCCAAATAAGCGTCCTGCTGTACGAAGACCAGAGCTAGTCATTCTCAGACTTAATTACATATACTTCAATTTAGCTGTTTTTCAGCCAATAGCGACTGATATCAAAACCTGGACCACACACAGATTTCAATGTTCTAGATATTCTTGATGCTTCCTCATAATCTTTAAATCGTTTTGCTTTCTCTTTGTCCTTTGTATATGAACAAAGTAATTTCTTTTTAGTGTTAAGGCAGTCCAAAACGAACTCGTCGTTACGAGTCACAATCCATACTTCTCTAAAGCTGAGAAGTGGCATAGCGCTTCGCTGCTCATCTGTATACAATCTTCCTGTTAACTTACACTCTGTTGCCTTATCTGTCTTTTTAACTTTTTGTGTTTTAACTTTTACACTCTCTTGAATAAGTCCATTTTCTTTCAGAGTTTTATTTAACTTCCTTGCAGCGTTCGCTGCGACTAAAGGCTTTGCATAATGCTCTTTAGTCATGATCATGCACTTGTCGGTCTTTACGCAACCGACATATCCGCTGTCAGTTTTAGCTGTAAAGACATCACGCTTCTCGTTTTCAGGTAGCCAAACAGTAATCAAGTTCATTTTTCAGCCCAGGAGTCGCCGACGTTTGCGTCGCATTTAACGGGAACTTTACTCAAAACGGATTCAGCTGCAAGTTTCATTTCGGTCTCGAGCACTTCTTTAAAATGATCTGCTTTGCTTTCTTTGGCTTCGAAAATTAATTCGTCATGCACTGCTGACGATCGTGACTGGGAAAC